GAAGCAAAGCATCGGCGAAGTCATGTACTTAGCCGGTCAACGCTCGGTGGTCGAGTGGTATAATAAACGAATCAGTAAGGATGAAATCTGATGGCTAGAAGAAGAAGAAGAAGAGTAAACCGAGGACCACGTAGGAAAGCAGGCGGAACCTCCGGAAGATCACGTGGACCGAGTAGAGCCCAGAGGATGGCTAAGCGTAGGATAGCAGCTGGTAGAAGTATCAGTTCTGTCAAATCTGCTAATAGGCGATCCATGAGAAATAGGGCTGCTGAACGTAATGCTAAGTTTAAACAAACTAGAGTACAAACAGATGGTGGTAGAAAAACTTCCTTTACAAAAGCAGAAAAAGCTAGAATAAAAGCAGCTGGTTATAAGGTAGAGGGTTACTCCAAAGCAGCATTGCGTGAGAACGTTCCCACTTTCAGAGAAGCAGCAGCAAATAGAAAGAAAAGTTTAGATAGGAATCTAAAAAACTTTGATGCTAAATCATATCTAAATAGATACTCAGATCTTAAAGCTGCTTTTGGTACAGACGAAGCCGCAGCTCGACGTCACTACATAAAGTATGGCTTTGATGAGAACAGGGATATATCTAAGTTTACTCCTAAACCGGCACCAACTACAGTTCCAGCTGGATCATTCAATATCAGTGCAGCTGGTAAGCTTCAAGCAGAAGCTAATAAACAAGCAGCTGCACAGCAGAAGAAAACTTACGAAACGAATAGATTGAAAGCTGGTGCAAAGTTTGCAGATGATAGAGTTCAGAAACAACTTAGTGCAATAACAACTCCAGTTAAAAATACAGTTAAGACTATTGGAGATGTAAATAATTTTGCTAAAAGTATAGGCATTGATACTAACAAAGAGAGGATGACTATAGCAAAAGCTTTCGCAAAAGATCTTGGTAAGTTTACTAAATATGCTTTCGATAAGGATATAGCTGGTAAAGATATTAAACAACTGGCTGGAGGATTTGCAGACTTTGTAACTAGAGATAAATATGACATAGATAAGTTAGGCAAAGAGAGTGCACTCAGTGAAGCTAATAAAGTAATCAAAGCCGGTATTGCTGGAATTAATACACTCAGATCAGACGATAAGCTTAAAGCTTTTGCAGCTATGAATCCTAATGATGTTGTAACATTAGGTACAAAAGGTTATGATACATTAAAGGCTAGTGAAACAGTACAGCAAGCCGGTCAAATATTTGGACTTCCTTCAAACTTTAAGGATCAAATAGATCAATCTAAAGAAGGACTCCAAAAGAACTATTTAGATAAGATAAAGATTGGTGATAGGGATTCTACTTACCAAGCAGTATCTGATCTTGCTAGAGATATAGGTACAGATCCTAACCTTGGTTTTGTATCACGTTTAGCTAAACAGTATGAGTATAATAATCCGTACGCAACACACGCAGATAAATTTAAAGCAGCATTTGATATTTCAAACCCCAGAATTGATGGTCTGAATAGAGATCAGAGAGGTCTAATAGAAGGAGCATTAGGTAACAGAATTTTGTCTGGTAAAGTAACAGACATAGCAAGAGAAAGTATGGAAGGACTGCCTACTGGTCAAATGTTTGATGCTAATACGTTAGCTGCTTTCACACAGAATCTTGCTGATAACTTTACAGACCCTGACTCAGTTGCATCAGAACGTGGATCTGAGATTAAGAAGTTAGTAGATCCTAAAACCGGTGATGGTATAAACATTACGATTCCATCTATAATTCAATCTAATCCTCTAAGTAGAGGTGGATCAAATCTAAATACTACTTCTAGTACACCTATAAATACTGGATCTGGTAACAACACAGGTCTTACTATCGGAGGTGTTGATACTGAAGATACTGGAACTACCGGTGGCCAAGTCTTTACTGGTGAAACAGTTGGAGGTACAGAAACAGGTATAGTAGGAGGCGGTACAGATACTGGCGGTACAAATACTGGTGATACAACTACTGGCGGTACAAATACTGGTGACACAGGCGGTAGCGGAAGTACAGATACAGGAAGTACAGGTATACCAGATTCGGGTAATGTTAGTAGTTACGATGATAACACTATTACTAATATTCCCGGTACAAACTACGATATAAATGAAGCTCTAAGAGGTTTAAGATTCGATGATCCTGACTACCGTGCAAGACTCAGAAGAAGAAGACGTAACCTATTAGGTTTTAGAGGAACGTTTAGGCGACCCTCACGAATGACAATAGCAGCATAAACAATGACAGCAAAATCTAGGTATGATAATTTATCCAGTGATCGTTCCCAGTTTTTGACCGAAGCGGAAGACGCAACCAAACTTACATTACCATATCTTATACGCGGTCATGAAGACGACCAAAAAGGTATGAAACAACTGAAGACGCCTTGGCAGTCCGTGGGGGCTAAAGGAGTGGTAGCCTTAGCATCAAAGCTATCGCTATCTCTCGTACCTCCACAGACTAGCTTCTTCAAGCTACAGCTAGATGAATCACAGTTGGGTGAAGAGTTTGGACCAGAAGTAAAATCAGAACTTGACTTATCCTTTGCAAAGATAGAGCGTACTATTCTTGACGCTATCGCTGCATCAGATGATCGTGTAGTAATACACCAAGCATTACAGCATCTAGTTGTAGGTGGTAATGCTCTTATTTTCATGGGCAAGACAGGTCTGAAGCTTTACCCTCTTAACCGCTACGTAATAGAACGAGATGGCAACGGCCAAGTGATTGAAATTATCACAAAAGAAAGGATCAATAAAGATCTTATTCCTTCCTACTACGAGATCATGCCAGAAAAAATGGTAATGGATCAGGACGAAGAGGAAGAAGAATGTGATGTCTACACGCACTGCAGGCGTGACAACAACAGATTTGTATGGCATCAAGAGGTACACGATAAACGTATACCCGGATCACAAGGTAAAGCACCAATAGATAGTACACCATGGCTACCGCTACGATTTAATACAGTAGATGGAGAAGCATATGGTAGAGGTAGAGTAGGACAATTCATCGGAGATCTTAAGTCTCTTGAAGCATTGTCACAAGCTATCGTAGAAGGTAGTGCAGCAGCAGCTAAGGTTGTATTTACTGTATCACCATCAGCTACAACAAAACCTCAGACGCTAGCAGCAGCTGGTAATGGGGCTATCGTACAAGGTAGACCTGATGATATAGGTGTCATACAAGTCGGTAAGACAGCTGACTTTGCTACGGCATTGCAGCACATGCAGACACTCGAGAAGCGATTGAACGAAGCGTTCCTTATCCTGTCAGTTCGGCAGTCGGAACGTACAACCGCAGAAGAGGTACGCATGACACAGATGGAGCTAGAACAACAGCTCGGCGGACTGTTCGGGTTGTTAACTATAGAGTTCCTCGTACCTTATCTCAACAGAAAACTTAGCATATTTCAGAAGACAGGCGAAATACCACGTATACCAAAAGGCATGGTTAAGCCTATCATTGTAGCTGGTATTAACAGTCTAGGTAGAGGTCAGGATGTACAAGCACTAGGTGGCTTCTTGTCAACGATTGCACAGACAATGGGACCAGATGCTATCATGCAATATATAAATCCAGATGAAGTTATTAAAAGACTAGCAGCTGCACAAGGTATAGATGTACTTAATCTTGTGAAGAGTATACAAGAAAGACAACAAGAAGAGCAACAAGCAGTAGAACAAGAAGCTGAAATGAAAGCTATTGATGCTACCCCAGCTCTAATGAAAGCACCAATACTAGATCCAAGTAAACAACAACCACCACAAGAATAAAAAATGGCAGAAACATTAACAATGGAGCCTAACGTAGAGAAGACGAGTATAGAAAATCTCTCTGCTGAAGAACAGGATTCCTTAAAAGTTGGTGAGCAGATGCAAGAAGCTCAGGACAACCTACTAGCTGGTAAGTATAAAAATGCTGAAGAGCTAGAGAAAGGTTATCTTGAGTTACAACAAAAGCTTAATACAAAAGAAGAAAAGCCAGCACAAGAAGAAGTAGAAGAAGAGAATACAACCGAAGAAGTAGAAGGTAACATACTCGATCAGTTATGGGAAGAAGCTGGAACTGAAGAAGGGTATACTCAAGAAACTCTCGACGAACTAGGTAAGATGAGTGTTGATGAGATCGCACAGATGCACCTTGAGTATCGAGATTCTGTAACAAAAGAACAGCCACAAAACAGAGACTTTACTGAAGCAGATATACAACAACTAAAAGGTATAGTAGGCGGAGAACAGAACTACACAAACATGATACAATGGGCACAAGGATCTCTGAATGAACAAGAGATTAAAATGTTCGATGCTGTCATGCAGAGAGGAGATCCGCTAGCTGCATTCTTTGCAGTCAGATCTCTAGCCTACGCATACAATGATGCAGTAGGATACGATGGAAAAATGGTACAAGGTAAAGCACCAAGACAAAGTAACGATCAGTTCCGTAGTCAACAGGAAGTTGTAAGAGCTATGGCTGACCCAC